TGATATAGTATCATCTGAGTCTTGTATATTTTTATATACTTTATTATTGTATTGAACCATATCATCTACTGAGTAACTATCATCTGTATTCCATGTTGGGTATGATAGAACATCTCCTGCTGTTGTGTCTTGTAGTGCTATGTATGATTGGTCTTTTAGTTTTACTGAGATGTTGTCAAATAAACAATAAGTGCTTGCTGAGCCTGCCTGCATTTTTACTTTTGATACGTTAGTGGTTGCTATGAATATCAATGTAATGTTGCCTGCAAATCCTGTCTCTACAGATTTTGTGGCTAATAAATTATTACTATCATCTGTTACTCTAAAAAATTGACTTTTAGAACCACCATTAGTTGCATCCATATACCCAGAAATTACATATGTTCCGCCAATTACAGTATTTATATCCTGAGTAGCAAAAGCATTTGCTTTATCGTCTGTACATTCAACTTTTAACATATTGTTAGATATTGAAGATATAGCATCATTTAAATTATTCCATCCATCAACTGTTCCATCACCATTATCGTGTCCTACTTCACCATCATCGACATTTTCAAATCCACCATTAGTAACCAACTCATTCCCACAAACAACAATATCACCCTTACTATGGTCTGTTTGTGTAGTTAATCCATTATCTTTATCATTGAGTAATTCGTCTGTGCTACCTGATGAAAATGGTGCTTTAGGGAGTTGAAATTGTGGGAGTTGTCTTACTGAGATATTAGTCAATATAAATTTTTGATATGTTTTTATAGCACCTATAGCAATAATGACATAATCTGTAAAAACTACTTCTATAAGTTGATTTTTATATTCAAGAAGACTATTAACACCATCTGCTGCAACTTGGACATAGTCCTGATTGATTGACGACTCTACTGTTATATTGAATCTCGCTATGTACTGTGCAGAAGCGTCGCTACTAATTCTTAGTCCCGTATAGTTATCACTGCTAGAAGAACAAATTATGGATGTGTCTGTAGTTTCAAGAACTCCATTAGATTCACTAGATAAATTTAAATCTGATATTGCTAACTCTTCACCAAGTCTATCATAAACGCCATCTGTAAATCTAACAGGATAACCTTTCTTATCTACTAATACATCAGGTACATCAACCTCTTCAAACATATCATCTGGTCTTATTTCATTTACTCCATCATTAGGTATTAAACCGTGTTGAGCAAATGTAGAGTCCATGTGTAAATCTAACTCTGCATTTCTAGTGACTTGTAACTCACCTGAATTTTTACTTAGTTTACTACCATCTGCAGAACCAGTACCACTTCCTACATATAGCTCACGTGTTACCTTGTCATACCCTAGCTCTTTTTTTGCTAGTGGTGCTTGTGGTTTTCCGTCTTCGGTTACTTTTACTATTGATGCCATTACCATACTCCATTATCTAATTTTGTGTTTATAGTGTTTATACTATCTTGTAAATTCTTGCCTTGATTAGCACTTAAAGCTTCTGTTGAGGATGTGCTTGTAAGTGTATCATTCACTGTTACTTGTGTATCATCAAACAAAGCACTCATATCTACTGTAAAAGTAGTATCATCATCTCTACTAAATGTAGCGATTCCAGTTGAACCATCTAAACTTCCAGTAGTAATTCTAGCTAAGTTAGAATCATCCAAATAAAGAGATAAGTCTATATTTGTAGTACTTCCATTCTCGTCTGTATAACTAAGCATATTTGCATTTATAGACAAAACTGTATTAGTCTCACTCTGAAGTGCAGAAGCTACTAAACTCTTTTCACTATCTGTATATTTATTAGTATTAGCTAGTCCCTCATAGAGTGCTTCTATCTCACTCGCACTCTGGTCGGCAGTAGCTCCATTCTCAATACTGTTAAACTTTACTATATCTATTTGATTAGATACAGCACTATGCACTAAAGGATGTAAGTCTATTCTTGCTACTTCAGCCATTACCACTCTCCCTCATTTGCTTGTGTGCTAGGTATATGAGTAGTAAGACTCATCACTAGCTCTGTACCCTCAATAGAAAAATCATACACAGGAGTTAAACCATCAACTCCATTAGCTCCTGCTACGCCACGAGGTACAGTAAGTTTATTAGTCGATTTATCATAAATAACCATACTGCCAGCCACACCTGTATCTGCTTTTAAATTGTGAATACCATTAGCTATTAGCTCAATATGACTCTCTATAATGCGAGCACTCTCAGCAGATACACTTGCATCGTGAGCATTAGCTTCTGCATTGAGAATTTCTGAATTTGCACCTTTAGCAATATTATCAGCAAGAGACTTTAACTCATTGATTCTCAAATATATCTCATTGACTTCTACAATAAAACTCATACTATGTCTCCTTCTTGTAAAGTTGATAAATACTCATCTATAATTCTGATGATATCTATCGTGTAATTTGTATCTATAACACTATTCGCATAGTACTCATACAGTGTTACCACATCCTGCTGTCTCACATTAAAATGAGGCTCACCCCCACTAAAATAAATATCTAACTTTTTAACAAAATCATTTTCTAATTTTTGAGTATATTTATTAAGAATAGAAGCAATACATCCAAAAGAGAGAAGAGGGTAGAGGTCGTGAGGTTCTTTACTAGAGTCGCTTAAATGGAGTTCAAAGTTATAGTAAATTCCACTCTCAAGAGTGAGTTTATAATGTGTGAGTGCTTCAAGTGCTTCATTTTCAAGAAGTTCTTTTGTGAAAAGTGGAGAGTCTAGTGTAATTGTTTCGTTTATAGTGTATCCATCACTAGAACGAGTGTACTGATTTCCCATGCTATCCACAAGAGTAAGAGTCACTCCATCACCAACATTAAGCCCAATAAGTGATATATCTAATGCAACATCTCTCAAAACCAAAACACCTTTTCAAATTATTAAAAAAGTGTAGCTAGTTTTTTTCGCTTATCTATACACTCTAAAGAGGAGTTTTACAATCTCCATCGTGTTTTTTGTCTCTGTCTATCAAAACCATTGGAAACTTGTACAGTTTTTGGTTCTCGTTTTACTTTTGCACTCACAAAACCATTGACAACTACATTTGCTATACTCTCCATGCAGTCATCTTGCTTTGAGTCTTTTTCAGGATGAAAACCTAAGTACTCTTGCTTTACTTGCTCTACACCTTCAGCACCAACTAAAAATCGCACTTGGTGGTTTTTCAAACAAGTTACACTCTGGTCTATTTTCTGATTTTTACTTATTTTTGTTTTAGGATTAAAGAGAATCACTCTGTTTGTTATGATAGCCTTGCCACTACTTTTAAGCCTATAATTTACTTTTTGTATCTCTTTTTTTAAGTACTGCTCTGTAATAATACCACCACCACTACTCTCCATAAATACAGGAACGCTAGGATTTTCTAGCATCACTTGTATGATATGAGTGATAAACTCTTCATTGCTCCACTTACCAAACCATGTACCATACACATTAAAAAGCTCTATCTTCTCACTACTTAAACTCACTCCAACAAGACTTATAGCTCTATTATCACTCGTCTCTTTTGTACTTTGAGCAGGGTCTATGCTAATACACTTGTTATCTTCATCTATCTCCCACTTTGCCACACTCACAAAATCTTCACCACTTACATACCCAGTCTCTATGGTTCGTGGGTCTTGCATATATTGAGAGTACCAATCTTCTTTCATTACGACCTTTTGTCGCTCTAACTTCTCTTTATTTTCAAAGTGTTGATTAAGTGGTTCATTGGCAGCTCTTGTATAGTGAAAATCAAAAAAGTCATACTCTTTTTCTTTTTCCTCAATCCCAGTAAGATTGATATGAGTCCATATATCAGGCTCTTCATCAAGTAAGTAGCCGACTAAATCATCCTCGTGGAGTCTCTGCATAATAACAATTATCGCACTATTAGGGTCATCTTTACGAAGCCGTGAAGAGATACTCCCCTTGTAAAAGTCCTTGACTAAATCTCTTGTAGCTTTAGAGTTCTTCTCTATGGCTTTCATCGGGTCATCTATGATGACAACATTCCCGTGAAACCCAGTAATCCCACCACCTACAGTAGTACTAAACATCCCACCATTAGACTCTAGGTACCACTCTTTATCAGCCTTTTTTCGTCCTAAACTTACACCATCAAACACTTTTTTATAAGCATTTGAAGTTATAAGCTCTTTAACTTCTGCTGGTGTTTTTGTGGCTAAATCATCACTGTAAGAGGTGTATATAATTCTTTTCTTAGGAGCATTTCCTAAAAACCAAGAGACAAAGAGTCTCACGGCAAACTCTGTTTTTCCATAAGCGGGAGGGATATTTATAATGAGTCTTGTCACATCACCGCTTGCTACTTTCATCAAAGCACTGCATAAAAGTTGATGATACCAAGACTCTAAAAGAGGAGTCTCATACTCCTCTTCAAAGATATATCGTGCATAGTGAAGCAAATCTTTTCGAGCCATTGCAAGACGAATAGGCTCAACTTTTTTCTTTGCAAGCACCTCTTTTTTAATAGACATCAAAGAAACCTAAAAAGGAAACCCATCTTCATCTACATCAATAGGTTTTGTGCCCTCACTCGCATAGCTCTCTTGTGCAGGAGCATTCTCTTGCCCTTGAGTGTTACTCATTTTTCTGTACGGCTCTGCAACAACATTGTAGAGATGATTTTCATCTATTTTTTTCTCATCATCAACAGCAAAAAGTGTAAAATATATTGACTCTTTTTGTACAAATGGGTCAAATATCTTCGCTCTTTTGTATGCAAGTCCATTCTCACTCACTGCATCTTTAATATTGCCAACTATCACAGATGGCAAACTCTCGCCACGATTACTAAGGTTCGTCCAGATATGATAATCAGGGTGTTCCTCTTTTCCTTGAGCAGCAACTCCACCTTGAGCAACTGTTTTTCCATCAGGAAACTTTAGTTTATTTACCGATATAGTAAACTTCTTTCTTACTGTAATCGTGCGAATATCTAAAGTAATCAAAGGAATTACATTCCCACCTTTTACATAACTATCCTTATAAACTCTTCCTATCTGTGCCATTGTTCACTCTCCTTTTTTTATATAAACTCAGGCATTGAAAATGCCTCATCTTCAGTAGCAGGAATCTCTTCATACGATACCTCTACTACATTTGCGGGTGGTCTTCTAAACTTATCAAGTGCTTTTGCAGGGTTTCCATGCTCATCTACCTCCACTCTGTAAAAGTCACTTGTCTGCGGAACAAACATCAAAGTTTGTGTCGGGTGCTTATGTGTATCTTTATTTTTGTTCCAAATTACATTTCGCATCTCATCTTCATTGTCTTTTGGATTTGTTTTCATAAGATGAAACCATACATAAGCCTCGTGGTCAGCATTCATACTCCCCTTAACACTTATCATACTTGATTTTAAGTCCTCTTTAGAACTCTGAACAACAACGATAATAGGTATCTTTAACTCTTTAGAGAGTTTTCCAAGCTTTGAAAAAGTCTCACTGATTCGTCTCTCGTCTGTTTTTAAATCAGGATTGTTATTTGTCATTCTCATCATAGAGTCAAGGGCTACAAGCTTAATTCCGTGAAGTTTATGTTGTAATCGTATCTCTGCCATTATCGCATTCACCTCATAAACATCATCAAAAGTAAAGATATTATCTATGTTTCCATCAAAATTACCATCAATCTGTTGTTGTTCTACATTTTCATCATACAAGTCCTCTCCAAACTCCATACTTCCAAACATAACAGGATGTTCACGACTCACATTTTCAATAAGTCTTGTTAAAACAAATGTTTTCCCACTCTGCTTAAGTCCACTAATAAAAAATAGACCCTCATTTCTTATACCTACATTTTTATTTTTATCTGTCAAAACAGTATCTATAAAAGGGATGTGTGTCTTAATTCTCTCTACAGGTGGTAGTGCTTTTCGCTCTCGTCTTACATCACTCAATCGTCTCGTAGATGATGAGTTATTCATGTGTACTTGTTTATCTATTGTATTTTGAATCATCTGTTGTACTGAGTCTGCATTGACACTCTCGTCTTGTAACATTTTAATAATATCACTACTAAGAGTACCAAGCATTTTTTTATGAAAGTCCTCTTTTAAGAGTCCTATATGCTCAATCAAAACAGATTGTGAAACCTCTTTTTGTGACATAACAGCTAAGAGTAACTCTTGCGGGTTTACTACACCACTCTTTTTCATATAGGCTAAAACAGTACCATCATCAAAAGCAATATCACCATCATAAAGAACTTTCATAACTTCAAACATACTCACTTGCGCAGGGTCTATAAAAAACTCTTTTGTAAGTCCACTCGCCATGACAGCATTTAAGTCTATATTTCCAAAATCATTTGCACTCAGAATATTTCCAAGTACACTTAATCGTATCTGTTGTAAATTATCCATCTACCATCCCCTCTGCTTCAAAGCTATGTCTCTCTAACCACTCGTAAATCTTTTGGCGAGAATAAAATATAAACCCGCCTATCTTAGAGTAAGGGATTGTTTTCTCACTTCTATACTTTGCTTGTGTACTTTTTGCTATTCCAAACTCCACTTCAAGAGTCTCTGTATTTAACCAGTTGCCATCTTTCATTAGTAAAACCCCACTTTTAAATCTGCTATCAATTTACAATGTTGCATATATCTATCATCTTGCATATTTGCGATAAAAGGCTGATAATTTAACATTAACTCTTTGACATCTTTTTCAAGTTTTATAAAATACATTCCATATATTTCTAAAAAATCAAACCATCGCTCGCCAATCTTTTTCATAAATTCTATTCTTCTAAAAAATATCTCTCTACGAACCCCTAAAAATTCAGCCAATTCCCCAATTGAAACATAATCATCAAGATTAGTCACTTTGTTTTTTGTTTTTTCGCATAGTACATCTCTGTAAATATAAGAGTTATGGCGAATAACAAATATCTTATCAGGATGCAACTCTTTGAGTTCGTCTGATTTCTTACAATCACACTCTATATCATCAATCTCTTTGAGCAATACTAACCCATCTAGTACTCGTATCATGCATACATACCTCTTGAACCATTTTCGCCATCTTTTGCATGGAATTTTTTGTAATTTCTACACCAAGTAGAGTATGCAGATAACCAGTTCGCAAACTTATTTCCATTTTTTACATGATGTTCAATAAAAAGTTCAAACTCACTAAATGGAACTTTATGCTTTTGGCTCATATCTTTTGCACGAGATTGTAAAACTTTTATGTACTCCTCTTTTAAATCTTCAAATCGTACTTTTTTTGGTAAAGAGAGAAGAGGTTTTCTTCGAGGTTTTTTGTCTGTTTGTATATTCTGTGCAAGTTCATTTGAAGATGAGGAAGTCATATAAGAGAGTGCTTTATTTGTAAAAATATAGGCAGGATAATTGTCGTTACTGTTACTTCTGACAAGCTCTGCATCTAAAAGCTCTTTAATAGCTCTTGAGAGTGTCCTTGTGCTTTTTATAAAATAAGGCACTTGTTTAATCAGCATATTTCTATACAAAACAGTATATCTCTCATTATCAATGACTACTTGCTCTATATAAGGTAGTGCCATAAGTTGTCGAAATGTATCAAACAACACAAGTGCATTACCACTCAAATTCTCTTTTTCTGCCATTTTCTGATTAATATAGAGATTGTAGAGCATAATTATTTTTCGCCACCATTTGCATTTTTTCCACCATGAGTGTTCGCTAAAATATAATCATCAATATGCTTTTTAGTGTATCGAACCTGTGTATTGATTTTTAAATACTCTATCTTCCCATCTCGTGTAATTCTATCGATAGTCTGAAAACTTACATTTAATATTTTTGCAAGTTGTTCTTTTGTCGCAGATACAGTAAAAGTTATCTCTTCAAGTACATAACTCAACTTAAGCTCCTTTAATCCTATTTTCGGTATAATTAATATATATAGAGTGTAATTGTAGTATATTTTATACTACTTGTCAATACTAGGAGTACAAAATGTTTGAATACAGAGTAATAATGGGTAGATTATGTGCATATTTCGATGTAAAGACTAACAAAGAAGTAGCAGAAAAACTCGGTATTGATTACAATACTATTAAAGGATGGGGCAGTAGAAAAAAAGTTGCTATAAGTACAATTGTTGAACTCTTAGGAGATGAACCTATTAATTTAACATGGTTGATTCATGGAAAAGGAAATATGAAAATTGGTGAGAGTAATGATATTTTATCTGCTCTTTCAAAAATAGAGCTTGTTATGAATGAAAATATGGATCCTAAAATAATCGAGCATATTAGTGAGAACAAACAGTTACAAGAGTTACTCTCTCTTTTGAGTTATGCACCTGATGATTTTATAGAGCAGGTAATACAAAGGTTAAAAGAGTTCAAAAAGCTCTCAGATATTTAAGAGAAAAAAATGTCTATAAATATACTCTTTGAAAAAGAGTATAGGTATATAATATACGTGAGCCATTTTTACCCGACCTATATTATACTTATCTGAGCCATTTTTACCCTCTTTTCTTATGTTAATCTTAACCATATATTGGGTATTTCTTTTATTTACTGGGTATTTAATTTATTTACTGGGTATTTGTTTCTAATATCCATCAATTTGATAACCAGACACTTGATTTACATGATATGGACTCTATTTATAAAATCAAGCAAGTAAAAACGAACTCATTTAATAGCAAAAATGAAAACACTTTAAGCTTAAAATTTAAGAAAAAAAAACGAATAACTTTCCCCTCGCCACCATCACCAAAACCTCGCCACCATTTGAAAAAAATACAAAAGGAATTTTATAAAAAATTTTTCCTAATAAAAATATGAAATAAAATGCTAAAATCACACCCCCCCACCATCACCAAAACCTCGCCACCATTTGAAAATTTTTTTCAGCTTTTTTAAATAAAAATAGAGTTTAAAAACTTATAATATATAAAGTACATAAGATACTAAAATAAGATAATATCTATAATTCATTGTGCAATTATCGCATATAGTGTCAAGAGGTCACGAGCATTGGGGAATACCCCTACCCACCACCTCACCAGAACCAAAACGAGAAAAAGCACCTAGCAGCTACACCACAACACCACAAGCTCCACTTCACGAGCTAAGCCCACCACTTCACGAGCTAAGCCCACCACTTCACGAGCTAAGCCCACCACTTCACATAATCATCATATCATGTAAGACATCATCATTACATCACGACATAAATCAATCACTCCTGCTCAAACCTTAAGCAAAAAACAACAAAAACAAGACCTAAACCTTAAACCACGACAAAATCTTAAATAATTGCACTCTAAACTTAAACTAAAGATATTAAAATATTTAAAAAAATATGTTTTGACCACTGACCCCCCAAATTTTCCCCAGTGAAAGAAAACACACCAACTCAACACATTCCACCCACCAACTCAACAGCTACTGCAAAAGCTAATACCAAATCCACCAACCCGAACCCCGAAACTTCCGAAACCAAATCCAAAAACCAAACCCAACCACCACTTCCTTCGTAAAAATGTACATTTACACGAGTGTTTACCTCTCATATCTTCAAGTTCAACTCTTTTATTTAATTGTTCATCTCTTTTAAGTCCAATATCTTAGATAAAATCGAAAGTAGTCAAAAACACCCAAAAAAAATCGTAAATGGCGGCGAAGTTTTGGTGATGTTGGTTTTGTGCAGATGGATGGTGAATTGTGGCAGATGGCTGTTTTTAGGGAGTTTTATGGTGAAAATAGCCTCAAATAAAGCCCTACAAGGACTTTTAATACTTCAAGAGGTACATTAGCACTCTCTAAAGTGTTTTAGAGCTGTTGGTTTTCTATATTGGTATAAAGCTACTTTATTTTATGTCTTTTATCTCAAAATAGTCTGTTGCAAATTTTTCGACCATACTATCAATAGCATTTTTAATTTCTGCTTTAATCTTATCATCTTTATTAGCGATAGGGTATGTAATTCTGTAATTTTCCCAGCTTTTTGAATCTATGCTAGGAAGAACACTAAAATCAATCAATCCATAATAAACACCTAAATTATTATTGTATTTATATAGTTGAATTGTAATCCAAATATAATTATGACTAGAAGATTTTGATTTAGGGTCTTTAACTATTTTTACATCACTTACAAAATTTCTAAGCTTCAATTTAAAATATCTGATGATTTCATCTTTTGAAATAAATTGCTTTGTCACACTATTAGTATAAATTCCTAAAGTAGAATTGGTATATTTGCTTAACCATCCATAATGGAGCTTTACATCTCTTTTATTATATTGAGTAGGTCTATTTTCTATTGCACTAAATAAAGTACTTGATACTAAAACCAGTATGAACATTATTCTAAATACATTCATTTTTATTCCTCACACTTCATATAAGGCTTCATAGCCTCAGCCATCTTGTCTATGTCTTTAGCTTTGATGTAGTTCTCAAGCCAGCTTCTAACCCACTTCGGCAAACTATCCGACCTTTTCCAATTCATAATCGTTTGATACGGTAAGCTAGTCATCCCTGCAAACTCTTTTTTACTTAAATTTAATTTTTCTAACTCTTTTTCAAAATTTTGTATGTCCATCATAGTGCCTTAATATAGTTATTTAATAGCATTATTATACCAAAATAGTGTTAAACAACACATTAACCCTTGACATATATATTTAATTGGACTATAATTCCTTTATAAATATAGTTAATCACTATATTTTAACAAATAATT